GGAAAGTTCCAAACCTTTTCAACTTCTCTAAACTTACATCCGGGAAATGCCTGTGGATAAAGTTCACGAGACTTATCTATGAGTTCTCGAAGTTCTGGCATAGACCTTCTAAGTATTAAAGCCCTGTGTGCTTTACGATGTGCGTATCTTAAGGGGTCTACAAGCATCGCATAACTTTTACCACCACCGGCAGCTCCACCATAGAGCACATCTTTCTCATCGGCTGCTAGGAACTCAGTCTGTGGTCCTTCATTAGGATGAAAGACTACGTGGCTGCCTTTATCTATTTCAGCTTGGATTGCTTTAGGGATTGACGAAAGTTCGTCTGTTGTAACTACCTTCCCCTCGTTTGTAGGTTTCTTCGAGTCGTCTTCAAGTTGGGAGAGAACTTTTGTGGTTTGTTTGAGTGAGGTCCGTTTTGCTTTAAGTTGCCTTTCGATCTTTTCGATTGCTTTCCTTTTTTTATTAAAGGCTCTTCTTGTTGCGTTTTTTGTTTTTTGTGCATTTGAATATTGATAGTTTGAGGTTGCTCCAACAGGTCTACCGCCTTTCTTACGAGGTGTGCCATCGTTCTTTAAGACAAAGCTACCGTCAGAATCTGTCAAGTAAAGATGTGGATTCTGTTCCCAATCTTTCAAGTCGTTGTTCTCGTTTTCCATATTTCTTATCTATGTGTTTCTTTAATCCTGCAGGTGTAATGCTGCGATGGGTTTTAAATTCTATCCAATCACAAGCATCTCGTAAGCTTATAGACTCACCGGCTACTAAATCTTCTGCAACTTTAAGAGCTTCTAGTTCATCGTCTATGGGCTTTAAGAATCCTTTAGTATCACTGTCTTCTTTATAACCAAAAGGAATGGTTGATGTCTTTCTTTTTATGTATCCTTCTTTCATTTCTTACTCTCCCAATCTTCAATGGCTTTTGTTATGCTGTCTTCTGCTAAAACACTGCAATGTAATTTTATGGGTGGAAGTTCTAAAGCCTCTGCAATATCTTTATCTTTAATTAGTTTGGCTTGTTCTATTGTTTTACCTTTGAGCATATCTACAAAGAGAGTACTTGAGGCTATTGCACTACCACAACCATAGGTTTTAAACTTAACGTCTTCTATTAAGTCTCCATTAAGCTTTAATTGTAGACGCATAACATCACCGCAAGCCGGTGCACCTGTCATGCCTGTAGCTACATTGGGGTCATTTGGGTCGAATCGACCTACTGAATGCTTCGTTGGGTCTTCTAAAACACTCTCAAACCTGTCTAATACTTTCTGTGAATATGGCATTACTTCTTGGGTTTGTTAAAAATCTTATCGAAGTTATCACGATACTCTTCGCTGTAAACTCCGGGTCTAGCTCTAGAACCTTTACCTGCTATAGTTTTTCTAAACATAACAGGCTTTGCATCACTTCCTACTTGTGTTCCTTTTTTTACCATTTTTCTCTGTCAGCCCAATATGCTGCTGACATTTTACCTTTAGCTATGTTCTTGCCGTGTCTAGCCTTAAAGCTTTTACGCTTTGCTTTCATCTTAGCAGACTCTCCTTCTTTAGGTTTACCTGCAGTACTAGCTCCTTGTTCTCCAAAGCGAATCATTTTAATTGTACTGCCTTCTTTAGCAAGTACAACGTGAGATTTAGTAGGGTGATTAGGTGTTCGTTTAGGTTTGTTGTAACCTGCAAACTTTTCTCCTCTGTATTCAATAGTCATTTTTGTTTTTCTTATTACTAATGTAGTATGTGTGGTTCATTGTGTACTTCTTCTACTTGAGTTAGATAATCACTGTACTCAGGTTTAAAGGCTACTGAGACTATTTCTCCTACAATCGTTACTCCTTGTTCGTCTGCAATAAGTTCTGCTTCATGTTCATTCATAGCAAAGATGTTTACTCCTGCATAGATTTTATTTTCAGCTTGATACTCAGTCAGATATATCTTCATAGTCTTCTTGTTCTATATCTATTAATTGTTTTTCTGGCAATATGAATATACCTCCATTAACATTTTGATTGATGTCCAATCGTTCTGTTTTAGAAACCCCAACCCTATCAAGGATTGTTTGAGCTGCCTGAAGCTTTGTGTTGGCTTGAGGTATAGCTGTATCGCTCTCCATAACTTCTACTAGCTTAAAGGCTGCCTTGGGTGCTTCCCTTGCGAGGACTGTCGAGGCTAAATCAACTATTTCTTGTCTAAGACTGTTTATTATTTGGTAGTGATTTCCTGCATATCCTGCGAGTTCAGCGGAAAGCTTTAGATTTCCTTTGGTTTCTATTAAGTTATTGAGGAAGTCTTGTTGTTTTACTGTTAGACTCCTCTTTGAATTACTGGGCATGTTCATATGTTATCTATTATATAGGCTATTTTTACATTTGTCAAGCTAATAGTGAAATAAATAAAATAAGACTTGACAAAAAGAGGTTTTACCTGTATAATAATAGTTAACTATGCCGGGTTAAAGTACCTAGCAGAGAACACACCAAGACTACGTAGCTCTATGTAGTTTATTAAGACTTCCTAGTTCCACATCCCCCGACCAAACCTCTCCTTAACACTCAAAATCCTTAGAAATGTAGGAGATTTAGTATATATGGGGGTGGGGTGGGGGGTGACTCCTGCCCTCCCCTTATAAGCTTAACATGTTTATAACATCTTAATAACCTGTGGATAACTATATAAACTTTATAGACTTATTAACAGCTTACTAACAGATTAAATAGCCTATAAAACCTTTAAAACTTCATAGAGCCTTAAAAGTTTCTAGAGTTTATGAAGTTTTAAAGAAATGAGCCTATAAAACTTACTAAATCTATAAGGTTTTATAGAGTTTACAAAATATAAGAGAAATTATGAGTGTTCAATATAGGGTTAGAGCTTCACAGGTTAAGTACACTTTCTGAGCTATATGAGAGCCATACAGCACTTTTAAGAGCTTTAAGGTGTACGGATAGAGGTTAGGCTAATTATCGAGCCTTAGAGGACGTTTAAAGCTTTGTAATTAACAACTTTATCCTGGCCTAAATTGTGGCCGAGCAAAAGGCCGAGCATTTAGAGTCTTTTTAAAAGCTTACAGGCATAAAAAAAGGCTACTGGTTAGAGTAGCCCTCTTAATAGTTTTAAAGCTCTTAAAGCTTATCTCTTGTCTTGGGTATTTCAAAATAAAACCAACTGACAACGTCTTTCTTATAATCTTGCAACGCCATCGCAAAAGCCTCTTCCTTGCTATCAGTAAAATAAAACCCTCTATGCTCTCTAGGATATTTCTTACCTTTAATCTTAATTGTAAAGGCTCTAGGTTTGCCGTTGCTCATTGCTACTTTGCTTACTCTTATTCTCATGTTTTGTCCCTCAGTAAAAAATCAGATTTAACTAATTGCTTTTGAATTGCTACTGGCATCTCAGCAAGTAAAGATGTTCCTTGAGCCACTAAAGCTGAATAGACTTCATAATCATATTCTCTATATTTGGCAATCAATCTGTAATGCAAGATATCTAAAGGGTTCAATTTTATGGTTCTTGTTTTTGTTTCAGTTGTCATTTTTTTTGCTCCTATATTTTATAAATGATGGGCGATTATATGCATACAAAAATATTTAATGCAAACCCCATAAAAAAAGGACGCTCTAAACGTCCTTTAAAAATTCAATTTGAGTTGGGGTTCTCAAATATTTTTTTAGTCTTTGTTAGTGCCTGTTAATCCTCCTATTAATATTAGAAAATTCGTCCCAATACAAACCAATCAAAAACCTTTCTGATTTATCAAAATAATCAGCGAAGTTTTCATATGGAACTGTTTCATTATTTAGTCGTTTTTCTTTCAGCATTTCAAAATATTTTTTATTAAAAAATTTAATTTGTCGCTGACTATACTTAGACATAAATTTTAAGAACCAATATCCCATGACTAACCTAGATTCTCAGATTGCCACTTATCGTACGATTTCTGAAAAGAGGTTGCTAAAGGTTTAGGAAATTTATCAGAGGATTTTATTTTCAAAACTTCTAATTGTGTGAAACCTTTGCCGTTGTTTACGCGGTCGTATAAGTGAGCTGATAATCGCTCGTAAATTATTCCTTCGGGTCGGTTCTTCATTTCGGGGTTCATCAGATGAGTAGTTAAAGATTTAACAATAAAGTAATTAACTTTTTTGTTTTGTTCTTTCTCTGGTTGTTTTAATAACGCTTCTAGTTTTTCATTTGCTAGAGCAATCCATTCTTTAAAAGTTTTTTTGGTTTTATTAACCATAATATATTCCTTTTTAAGTTATTACGCTGAAACCATTTCCAACGCTTGCACCGATAGTAGCACCAAAACGAAACAAATACATAATTCTTTTTCATTGTACGAAAATCATACAGTACAAAAATTATACAGTACGAAAATCATACAGTATAAAAAGCATACAGTACGAAAATCATACAGTACAAAAATCATACAGTATGAAAATTATACTGCGTGTTAGTGTGTTACCTAACTACTACACCAATCTACTGTGTTACTACACCAACACACCTTCTTTATAGAGTTTTCTAAAAAAAAATAAAAAATTAAAACAAATTAATAAAAGTTATTAACATTTTATTTTAAGTCTTTTTTTAATTGTTAATAACATTTTATAAATCATAACATAAAAAACTTATAAATGCAATTCGTTTCTAACAAGCAAGGAGGAGACAAAACTATTATAATATATAATCACGCGTGCGGTTAGTCTTGACACCAAAACTGAGTGAGAGTAAAATGCTCCACAGAACACCAAAATTGTTTGGAGTTTTTAAACAAACCTACGGAGGTTTCTATTATGAGAACATTATCTTTTAATAATGATGTTGTAGTTGAAGTGTTCAACACTAGCAAAGGATTGTATAATTTTAATATCTATACAGATGTTAATAAAGAATACGTTGAGTGCGACAACAATGCTTACCAATATTTATGTAATGATTTAGATTTTTATGTAGCAGAAGATGAAAAAACCTATGGCTTAAAACGTAAAACTTTATGTCAAGTTTTAAGAAAAGTTAAAGAGGCAACACATGAAACAAATTGAAAACTTATTAGCACCTATTAGCTTAGAAAGACAAGAAAGATTTTTAAATCCGCAAATGTCTGACCACTTTAGAACTTATATTTGTGGTAAATATGGTTACAGATTATACACAATTAAGATTGGTCGCAAGTGGGTCACTATGAAATCTAACAACCACAGAGCAAGGATAGCTTTAAATAAATATAAAACTCTAGCATTTAGAGAGTGGAAAGAATCAGCAATCAGCGAGACTTTAAAGCTTAATAATAATATTAAACCTAGAGAGTGGTGGACTGCTTATGGTTTTACATCTAACCCACAAGATGTTTTACTTGAAAGAAAACATTTAACTTGGAGATAATATTATGAAATTAGAATACAACAGGGAAAATTTAAACAGTATTTATAATTTTTTTAATGAAGAAATAAGTCAAACACACAAAGATGTTTTAAATTTTTTAGAATTTGTCGAAGCTGTAGAACCTATAAGATTATTTCAAAATATTGTATGGAAAGAATATATTGAAGAAGTTTTAACATCTAAACATGGTAGACAAACTTACTATGAATATGATGGAGATAGAACACTTAACAAAATAATAGAGCATGTTATAAAAAAACTTCCAGAAAGCAAGTATGTTTGGTACAATGAAAGTTGGTCGGGAGTAGATTGGAAAGTTGAAGAATATGAATTAGACTTTGAGATTCTTAGTATAGCATTTCAAAAATCTTTATAATAGTTTTACTTGTTACTTACGCTTGACAACGAAAAAGGTTGAGCGTAAAATGCTCCACAAGAAACGAATAGTGGAATGAGTTTACCACTTTTAATTAAACTCACTAATTGGAATATAAGATATGCCCAATAAAACATTAGCTAATACTGTGCTAGAATACAGTAGACGAGGTTCTGAAACTACTAGACCTATAGCTCAAGCTCCAATAGAGCTACAGCAATTATGGAATAGAGGTAATGAAGAAGGAATCTCTATGATTAAAGTTAGAAAACTTAAAGAAAGATATGAGACTACTGATGGAAATTCTTTCAGAGTTCATAGCTTCGGTAAAGTAAGTCTTAATGAAGTGTTACCTAAGCATCTTAGGACGGGACACATTGAAGATGAAGTTAGGTTTAATGAGAAGATTAAAGTGGGAGAAAAAAATCCTACAATGACTATCTTAAGAGTACCTAAAGACTACAAAAGTAGTCCTAATACTTTTGAAAGAAATATTGAAAGTGCTTTCAAAGCTTTACATCTTGATAGAGATTTTGAAAAGCCTTCAAAGATAGTTAATCTATTTAATAGATTATTCTAGTTTTATAAATCTTACTTGTTAGTTACTCTTGACTCCGAAAGTGGTTGAGAGTAAACTACACCACAAGAAAACAAAAAGCAATATGAAAATATTTAACACGTTAGAAAGTGCTAAGAGATATTTAAAAGATAACAAATACAGATACTTAGAGAACTATTCTCATAGAGAAGATGTATTTGAACTTCATAAAAAAGGTTTTAAAGTAGTGTCAGTAACACCATACAGACAAACTTATGAGCCTACTAAATATCAGATACAGAGTATAAGATAGTTGCTTCATGCTTAATTTTTATCAAGGACAAAGATACAAGAGCAGTTATTAATATGTTATGATGTGAAGGTCTTTATGAGACAGTTGAATTCGGCATAAGTTGGAAACGATAATAACAAACTCTAATAATAATATTAAATCTACACTTGGAATTAAGATAAGTGACAACCACAGAGTTGCTAGTCTCTTTAAAAACTAGCACAATTTAGTAAGTAGAACTTCAGAGTGGTAGTAATTAATAGGTTCTTGAAACAGCCCTACCGATTTAGGTTTTACCTTCGGGAAGTGACCATAGGTTCTACTTACACTTGATTTTAATAAAAACAAAAAGGTAACACTATGAACCAACAGATAAGAAAATTTGAACAAGAAGCTATAGTTAGAGAGGTTTTAAATAAACTTCAAGCTAAATCTAAAGAAAATGAAAAGTCTTTGATGAAACAAAGCGAGTATAAATTTATTCAAAAACATTTAGATTTGAAAATTAAACTTCAAGCAGAAGCCGATAGTTTAAATGAACAACTAAGCACCTGTAAAGAAAGCATAAGAGAACAGGTTAAAGCATGGAACTCTGTAAACCCTAGTAACTTCCCACTAAACTATAACGAAAGTTATCAATGTAATGATACATTAGCTTTTGATTCATCAAGAACTTGGGAGCTTCAACAAACAATCGGAGATAAGATAGCTATTGCTTTGTTAGCACCAGACTATAAAGAAAGATTAGCAACTATCATAGATGATATAGCTAACGAACTATCTTAAACAATTTTAAAAGGTGTGTTTATGGGAATGTTAACACAAAACACTTAATAAGGACTAAATAAATGCCTCCAAATCCTTGCCTTTTTTAACAAGTGTTGACAGGCACTATAAAAACCTATGGTTATGTTGCTGTTGGAGGAGTTGGTAGTTATCTTCGGAACTGAAAAACTACACACTTTTTAAGGAAAAACTATGCCAACATATAAATTACTATCAAGCTCTAGTCCTAAGATTGACAAGAGCAACAAGATACAAGATAAATACTTTAGTAGGATTATGTATCTTGCTCCATCAGATTTAGCTGACGGAGTAAAAACTACATGTCCTTATGCTAAGATAGCCATGTGTGAAGAACCCTGTTTAAATACAGCAGGTTTAGGTGGTGTGTATTCTAGTATTCAAAGAGCAAGAATCAGAAAGACCTTGCTTTTCTTTTACGAGTATGATATATTTATGGAGCAGTTAGTCTCAGACATTACTAAATTTGAAAGAGAATGCGACAAGTTAGGTAAGCAACCTAGTCTTAGACTAAATGGTACATCAGATATTCAATGGGAGTATCAAGAGGTGAATGGAAAAAATATGTTTGATATGTTTCCTAACATACAGTTCTATGACTACACAAAAATACCTACAAGAAAGATAAATGGTATTGATACTTATCACTTAACATGGAGTTACTCCGAAGCTAACAAAAAGTATGCTAAACTATTTGATACAGTACCAAACAATAAAGCAGTAGTGTTTAGAAAAACTTTACCTTCTTTCTTTAAAGGCTTGAAGGTTATAGATGGAGACAAACATGACATGAGATTTTTAGATGAAGACAACGTAGTTGTTGGACTAAAAGCAAAGGGCAAAGCTAAGAAAGATTATTCTGGTTTTGTAATTGATAACGAAAAAATAGAAGCGAGGGCAATAGTATGATAAAATATAATAATATAGCAGTTTGGGATTTAACTTTCTATAGATTAGATGATGAAGGCAATCCCTTAGAAGATAAAGAAGGCAAAGTAATTACTTATGATGTAAAAAATTACGATTGTTCTTATCTTGCAGAAGGATTAGATGTTAAAGATTTAGAAACGAGGGCAATATAAAATGTTTATAAAAATAGAAAGACTAACCAATGCTTTAAAAGTTATTGGAGAAGAGTTAGAAGATTACATAGAGAATGAAATCCATGATGCTCTTAATGAATTCAAAGATGATGAACTGGGAGAAGCAAGACAAGATGCGTATGAAAATACAAGGGAAGTAGCTTACCAAGTTGATAATGCAGATGCAGATATTGATATTTTAAAAATTCAGATTGATGAATTACAAAACAGACTGGATAGTTTAGAGCAGATGTCTAATGACTAGACCTATCTTCGGCTATGACCACAACGGCACTAACATTGAGTGGACTTGGAATGTCTCACCGATTGAGAAGATGAGTTGGAAAACTTGGCGACCACGTTTAAACAACATCAAGATAATTAGTAGTGGACTTGATGATGCAACGTGTGTTATAATAAAAGAAGATATATATAAAACAGTTATGGATTCTGAATATCCAAAGAAAGAAAAGCTAACAGGTATGTATAAGCAGAGGGGTTATAAATGAAAACAACTAAAGGACAAACACCACACGAGAGTGTAAAGAAAAAGACTTCGATTGGTAGAGGGAATGTAGGTTACTCGACCATGCCGAAGAGAAAGAAACAAACCTACAAAAAATATAGAGGGCAAGGAAAATAATGGTAAGTGCAAACAATTTAAAACAATACGCAAGACCTGATGTTAGTCAAATGACATTGGATATTATTGAAGCTATTAAAACTAATCAGACTGTGCAGTTTATGTATGGTGGAAAGGATACTATCAGGGAGATGTTACCCAAAGAATTCTTCGGAGACTTTGACGGCTTCGGTGGTTGGACAGCACCTGAAGGGGATGGTGGAGAGTACAGAAAGTTTAGGCTTGACAAGGTAGATGAGTGGTTAGGCATACCAGTACAGTACAAAGTCTATGTAGAACTAGAGATGAGTGGGTATCCTACTGATAAGGAAGTAACAGAGAAACTACATGAACTATTAGATAGTGCCGAGCCTGTTGTGTACAGGCTTAAGCCACAAGGATTATGAATACTATGAGTAATGTAACAAACTTAAAAGAATATAAAAAAACAATTGAGGATAAACCTATTCAATTAATAGCTGAGTATATAACATCTCTTGAATGGGATTTAGAAGACTTGAACATTAATGCTAATGAAATAGAGGAGTACTATATTAAGTATGGTACACTACATATAACATACAAAGATGGTCGGATAAAAGAATATGAATCTAACTTTGACATGGGAGATATAGATTATAAATGGGCAGAAAAAGAAACATTTTATAATGAAGACTTTAATGAAGTGGAGTTAAACATATGACACAGTATGATGTGTTCCCTTCTTATTGGAAAAGAATAGATGGAGACAAAGTAACATCTATCCATGTAGACAATAAAGAGTTGACAACAAGGTACGCAGATGGTACAATGTCAATTGAAACAAAACAATCCAATGGCAAATGGAAAGTAACGAGGACAAGACAATGAAAAGAAAAGATTATATATATGTAGGTTTATACTTATTATTATTTGGTAGTTTTATAACTACAATTATAGATGGTGTTGAATCTGAAAAAGAACAATTCACAAAAATAAATAATTTAAATAATGATTTAATTAAAATATCTAAATATGTTAGTGGCAACAGCGAGCTTCTATCTTCCTTAGATAGAGAAGTTTACAACAATTGGCTGACGTTAGAAGACGTTAGTGAAAGATTGCAAGAAGACCACAAAACTAATACTACATTTTATGAAATGTATTTTAGTACTCAGGCTCAAAGAGTTGAGAAAGAACAAGAAGAATTAGTTGAAGAAAAGGAGAATCGAACACAGGACTTGCAAAGCACTCCTGCTCCGACTGAAACTATAGAGCAAAAGGAAGTGGTAGTTCCTATCGAAGTGCCTGTCGTTAAGATAACAACTGCTTCCTCTTGCCCGACCCCACACACAAGACTTCTTCCTTATATTAATCATGTTAGATTAGACCGAACTTATTCTTTTATTATTACTTATGATGTAGTAAATGCTGAGATAAGCAACCCACGATTTAATAAAAAAATACCAAGCAGATTAAGAAATGCAATCATAAAGTATGTTAATTCCTTTCAAACTAAAGGAGACATACAAGATTGTTATGTTCCAATAAAAATCTTAGGAGGGTAGCATGGACATAGAAGAAATTTTTGAATTAAATAAAAACCAGTTTAAATTATGGTGCGATTTTTGTCTCGATAACACAATAGAAATGTATGAAAACAAAGACTCATACATGAACGTATGGGATAGAGAAAAGGAAAAGTATTTAGTTTATGTACAACGCCATGAACAAACAGGAATTAAAAAGTTTTTAGAGAAAGTGCTTGACACTTACTAAAAAGGAGAGTATAATCACTCTCACATTAACCACTACTATATATAGGAGATAAAAATATGGCAGTAGCAACAGGAATAGCGTATTGGACGAGCGTCCTAGTACCTAACGAAACTTTTGAACCAGTCTACACAGTAGACCTAGTAATTAGTGATGAAGACGCTCAAGACTTTGCTTCGAGAGGAGTAAATGTGAAGGACTTTTCATTGAAAGATGAGACAGGAGAACCTCAATTTATTGGGAAAGCTGTCACTATCAAGAGAAAAGTAAATGCTAAGAATGGCAGAAGACCTGCACCAAAGCTCTATAATTTAAATAAAGAGCCGATGGATACTACAGTAGGTAATGGCTCGGCAGTTAAAGTACAATACAATGAGTTTGCGTGGGATTATGCAGGCAAGACAGGTGTTAGCTTAGACTTTCAAGCCATGCAAGTGCTAGACTTAGTGCCTGTTAAGTCACAAGACGGAGATGAATTGAATCCGTTTGGTGATGGGGAGGAGTTCTAATGACAGACGAAGAAGTTATGTTAGAAGAACCTATAAAACCTTACGTTACTATTGATGATGTGCAAGTGTTCGTAGAAGATTTACCTGAAGAAGGTCAACAAATCTTTGGTAGACTGCAACGATTAAATCAAAAGAAAGCTAATGTTGTGCTTGACTTGGAAGAGTTACAAGCAGGTATTAATTTCTTTTCAAATAGAGTCGTAGCCATTTATAATGATGAAGATTCCCAAGCAGAAGAACCACAACCAGACTTAGACACAGAAGAAAGTTAGGTTGTTTTAAATACTGGCTAGACGTTACTGTGTTTAATGTCTAGCCTTTTTTATGGATAGAATATATGAATAAAGTTAGCCCCTTTTTTAAAACCCACCAACCTTGTCCTGATTGTAATAGCAGTGATGCCTTATGTGTTAATGAAGACAAGTCAACTAAATGTTTTAGTTGTGGAAAGTTTACACCGAAACCAAATATAATACCAATGAATAATAATTATACCAAACCCCCAACTAAACCAACAGAAACTGTGCATAGTGGCACGTATGCTCCCTTAACAGATAGAAGTATCTCAAAAGAAACGGCTATCAAGTATGGTGTTAAAGTTGTGTATGATTCTCAAGGTGTCTTGGCTCAACACAGATACCCTTACCACATAAACAATGAACAAACAGGTACAAAGATAAGGTACGTTAAAGATAAAAACTTTAAGTTTGAAGGTACAACAACTGGTACAGGTCTCTTTGGTCAGCAACTCTTTAAAGAGGGAGGTAAGTATTTAACTATTGTTGAGGGCGAATGCGATGCAATGGCAGGCTATGAATTACTTGGTAGCAAGTGGGCAGTAGTATCTATTAGAAACGGAGTACAGGGTGCGGTTAGAGACATCAAAGATAACATTGAATACGTAGAAAGCTTTGACAATATTGTTATTTGTTTTGACAATGACAAGCATGGCATAGAAGCATCACAAAAAGTAGCGAGCATTATTAAACCACGCAAGGCTAAGATAGTTTCTATTCCTAACGGACACAAAGATGCTAACGATATGCTTAGAAAGAACTTACATTCACAGTTTACTCAGGCTTGGTGGGATGCTAAAGTTTATACGCCAAGTGGAATTATTAGAGTTTCAGAAAAGCAAAAAGATTTTTTAAATAGAGAGAAGAAAAGTAGTGTGCCTTATCCTTGGCATGGTCTTAACAAAAAACTTATGGGCATGAGACAAGGGGAGTTACTAACCCTTACAGGCGGTACAGGTCTTGGTAAATCCTCTGTTACGAGAGAGCTAGAGCATTGGATTATCAATCAGACAGAAGATAACGTAGGAGTAATAGCCTTAGAAGAAGATTGGAGAAGGACAGTAGATGGTATCTTATCCATCGAAGCTAACGATAGATTGTACATTGATGATATAAGAGATAAATATAAAGAGCAAGACCTTATTAAACTGTTTGATAAAACTTTTGACAAAGAC